AATTTGTTGCAGAGATAGGAAACTTAGCACAGATAAATCCGCAAGTAGTTCAGGCTTTAAACCCTGATGATTTAATTAAACGTATAGCTATCGGTTTAGGTATTGATACAGACGGTCTTCTTAAATCGCCAGAGCAAATGGCTGAAGAACAGGCGGCACAAGAAGAGCAAATGCAAGAGCAACAAATGATGCAAATGGCTGAGAAAGCTGTCCCTGCTGTTGCAGGTAACTTGACTAAGCCACAATAATAAAAGGAAAACATGGTAGATAAAGTAGAAATAAAAACACCTGAAACTGGCAGTGAAGCCCCAGTAGATAATAATGCACTTAGCAAACCTGAAGGATTACCTGAAAAATTCAACACAGTTGAAGATTTAGCAAAGTCCTATTCAGAGTTGGAAGCCAAGCTAGGCACTAATAAAGAAGAAGTTAAGACAGAAGAAGTAAAGCCACAAGAAACTAAGACAGATACATTAGAGATTGCTGAGAAAGCTGTGACAGACGCAGGGTTAGACATGAGTAGTCTTACTGAAGAGTACACAAAAGAAGGCAAACTAAATGACACGTCTTATGAAGCCTTAGAAAAAGCAGGTATACCTAAAGATTATGTAGACCAGTTTATTCAAGGACAGAAAGCAATCGCTGACCAACAAACTTCAACTATGAAAAGTATAGTAGGTGGTGATGAGGCTTATACTGAGATGTCTAATTGGGCGGCAGAGAATATGACTGACCCAGAAAAGAACGCATACAATTCAGCAGTAAATTCTAAAGATTTAGAAACTGCAAAGTTAGCAGTGCTTGGATTGAAAGCAAAGTTTGAAGCAGTTAATGGTTCTGAACCAAGTTTAATAGCAGGTAAAGCCGCACCCATAGGTGTAGACGGTTATGAAAGTTGGCAACAAGTTACCGCTGCTATGAAAGACCCTAGATATGCAGTCGACCCTGCTTATCAAGCAGTAGTTAAAAATAAATTATCTAAATCAAATATATAATATGACAAAAAATAGTTTGTATGGAAACATACATAAGAAACGAGCAAGAATAAAATCAGGTAGTGGGGAAACAATGCGTAAAGCAGGCACTAAAGGTAGACCCACTGCAAGTCAATTTAAGAAAGCGGCTAAGACAGCCAAAGCATAAGACAAAAATAGTTGTGCTTACTTTATAGTAGGCAACTCCTAAACAAAAACTAACAAGCGACTGACCCACTGCGGTGGACAATCGAATGCCCAAAGTTCCATGTTAAGGTTTTTAATCAATAAACAATAACAACAAAAGGACAATACTATTATGGCAAACATAACAGCAACAACTTTTGGGCAGGTCAACTCCACTGGAACAGAAGATGTACTCTTCTTAAAACAGTTTTCAGGAGAAGTGATTACTGCGTTTGAACAGGCTACTAAAACAGCAGGTGCAGACATGGTACGTTCAATTAGTTCAGGCAAGTCGGCTTCGTTCCCAGTGATGGGTAGAATCGGTGCGTCTTACCACTCACCAGGAAATGAGCTTACAGGTTCAACTGTAAATCATGCAGAAAAAGTAATCGTAATAAATGATTTACTTACTTCAACTGTATTCCTATCTAATATCGAAGAAGCGAAAGCACACTATGATGTTAGAAGTGGTTACTCAACTGAGATTGGTAGAGCATTAGCACTCCAAAAAGATAAACACATCTTGCAAACTATTGGTCAAGCTAGTTTAGCATCTGCATCTATTACAGGTGGAGACGCAACAACTAACATAGTTAATACAGGCATTGCAAACAGTACAGACGCAACAGCCGCTAACGCTATGATTGATGCAATCTTTGCTTCAGCTAAAGAGTTAGACGCAAACTATGTTCCTCAAGAAGGCAGAAAATGCTTTATGAGATTAGAGGAATATTACAAGTTAGCTAATGGTACTAACGCAGTAAACGTAGACTTTACTGGTGGTAACAATGGTGGACTTAGAGATGGTAAAGTAATGAAGATTGCAGGAATTGAATTAATTCCAGTACCTCATTTCATCTCAAGTAACATTGCGGCGGCGAATGACGCAACTGCTCCTTCAGGTAGAGCGGCAAGTGCGGCTGACCCTCAAGCAGTTAACTTATCTAACTTTGTAGCATTGGTTTCACACCCAAGTGCGGTTGGTACTGTAAAATTAATGGATTTATCCGTTGAGAGTGAGTACGAAATCAGAAGACAAGGTACGTTAATGGTTGCTAAATACGCTATGGGTCATGGTGTACTAAGACCAGAAGCGGCAGTAGGTATCAAAGAAGCGTAATTCGTTTCTTATATTTGGTGGGGGATTTATTTCCCCCATCATATTTTCCCAAAAAATTTCACACAAAGGATATATGGCAACACAAATTACACCAACTACAGAGTTACAATCTGTAAACATAATGCTGAGTACGATTGGTGAAGCACCAGTTAACTCAATTACAGGAACTACAACAGTAGATGTAAGTACAGCTATAAATATTCTAAACGAAACTTCCATGTCTATTCAATCAATAGGTTGGAATTTTAATACACACACAAATTACAAATCGCTATCATTAGACATTGATGGCAAAGTTCCCCTTCCTTCAAACTGTGTCAAAGCAGACGCAAGTCACTCCCAAAGACACTTAAATTTCACAATAAGAAATGGCTTCCTATATGACATGGGAAATCACACAGACGTATTTACTACTGCACCTGCTTCAGTTGATTTAGTATTAGTACAGCAGTACGAACATTTACCAGAATACGCTAGACAATATGTAACTATGAAAGCATCAAGAAGATTTGCTTCAAGATTTATAGGTGATAAAGAAATTACACAATTAATAGGTCAAGATGAGAATGAAGCATTAATGGCATTCCATCAAGCGGATAGCCAAGAGAGTGACATCAACGTCTTATCTGGTGACGCTAACACATTTTCTATAATCAATAGAACAGGTCGAAGGACTTACTAATTATGGGTAGTGTTGTATCACAATCAATTCCCAATTTCCTTAATGGTATGTCTCAACAGACACCTACGCAAAGAGGAGTTAATCAGGGAGAAGACCAAGTAAATTTACAGAATGGTCTTACAGACGGATTATCAAAAAGACCCCCTTTAGATTATGTAGCAACATTAGATAGTTCAAACATATATTCTAACAGAACAAAATTTTGGTCTATCGCAAGAGACGCAAGTAACCAGTATGTAGTCGCATTATACAACGGTGGTATTAAAGTATTTGATTTAGAAGGTAATGCAAAGACAGTTACGATTGCAAGTGGTTCAAGTTATTTAACATCTACAAATCCAAGAGAACATTTTAAGTTAGTAAACATTGCTGATTATACATTTATAGCAAACACTTCTAAAACAGTGACAGCAGACACAGCAACGTCTGCGGCTAAAGTAGAAGAATTTTTAATTGTTTGTAAATTAACAAACTACGGTAGAGAATATAAAGTTGCATTGAAACACCCATCAATGGCACAAGAATTAGAAGTTATCTTTCAATTACCTACTGGTAATGATGCGGCAACTGATGCAAAATTTAGAGATACAAATAAAATTACAGACATACTTTTAAAAGGCACTTCAAGCACACACTGGGATAGTAATGCAAACGGTATTGGTTTTAATGTTAGAAGAACTGACAACGGTTCATCAGTATCTACAACACAAGGGTTGTCTAATTATTCAGGGTTCACTTCTCATTTTACATTTGAAAGTTTTGATAGTGTAATCTATGGAAAACCTACAAATGGTAATGCGGCTTACACTATAACTACGTCTGATGGTTCTGGTAACACAGCCATGTATGCAATCAGAGATGAAATACAAGATTTTAGTAAGTTACCTTTCTATGGAAAGACTGGTGTAATTATAAAAATTACAGGAGAAGAGGGTGATACCCTATCTGATTACTATGTAAAATTTACAGGGAAGTCTGGTGTATGGAATGAAACTTTAGCACCTGCAACTTCTTTAGGTATAACAAATTCAACAATGCCTCACGCATTGATTAACAACAATAATGGTACATTCACATTTCAAGAATTAGCATGGACTGATAGAGTTTGTGGAGATGCAGACAGCAATCCTAACCCTACATTTATTGGTAAAAATGTTAACAACTTAACTTATTATAAAAATAGATTAGGTATTTTATCAGGAGAGAATTTAATTTTAACTGAGAATGCTTCATTCTTTAATTACTTTGCAACAACATCTACTCAGGTTTTAGATACTGACCCTATTGATATTGCGGCTTCAGGTACACAGGTTAATACACTTAAAAATTCTGTAGGCTTTAATGAAAGTTTATTATTATTTTCTGATACATCACAATATAAATTAGATAGTTCAGGAGATACAATATCACCTACAACTGCAATACTTAATGAAGTATCTGCCTTTGAACATGATGATAAAGTACAACCAATTTCAGCAGGTAAGTATGCTTACTTTGCACAAGCAAGAACATCAGGCACAGCAGTAAGAGAATACTTTGCTGATGATGATACATTAACGAATGATGGTATGGACATTTCTGTGTCTGTATCTAATTTAATACCACAGAATTGTTATCAAATTGTATCAAACACTACAGAAGATGTACTAGCATTCTTAGTTTCAGATACCGCAGATAGTCAGACAGCACCTTTTAGTGGTACTGCCTCTGCTACTAACTCAAACACAATGTATATTTATAAATATTTCTTTGATGGTGGTGAGAAGGTACAAAATGCTTGGTCTAAGTGGACATTCACAGGTCTTAAAATTATAGGTGTAAGGTCTTTTGAAAGTTATTTATATGTATTAGCTTCAGAAGGTACGACTACAAAATTATTAAAATTAGATTTAAGAAATTTAAAAGATGCTAATATAGGTCATGGAATTTTTATTGATTTAAAGGCTTCTGTTACTGGTACTTATGCAAGTGCTACAAACTTAACAACATTCACTTCACCGTATGGTGCAAAGACTGGTTTAATAGCAGTAGATAGAGTTAATGGAAATAACTATAAAGTTACAAATACTTCAGGGTCTACATATACACTTGTAGGAAATCACACATCATTATTTATAGGTGTTCCTTATGAGAGTAAATACACATTAACTACACCATACATCAGAGAGAATACTGGTAGAGGATTAGTTGCAGTTACTTCAGGTAGATACCAAATAAGAAACATATCTTTTAATTTTGAAGACAGTGGTTTCTTTAAAGTAGAAGTTGCTCCAAACAATAGAGACACATCTACAAGTATAATGAATGGTTATGTCATTGGTACAGCAACAAGTGTTGTTGGCAGACCTGCAATCACTTCAGGAACACTAAGAGTTCCAGTGCAATGTAGGAACACAGAGTTTACGTTAAATATAAAATCTTCATCACACCTGCCTATGTATATAGCAGACGCAGAAGTTGAAGGTTACTATCACTCAAGAGCAAGAAGGATTTAATGAAAGAAAATTATGTACGCAAAGCAATATTAAAAGATGCTTTAGAGTTAGCCCCTAAAATAAGAATAGGGGATAGAAAAGAAATCATGGCTTCAAATGCTTCAACTCCATTGGAGGCATTAGTAATACCTTTTACACATGACAATGCAAAAATATATACGATTGTAGGTTCACAGTCTGAGGGTGTTATTGGAATGTTTGGGTCTAGTCCAACAAATGAAAAAGAGTATGGAGTAGTTTGGTTATTATCTAGTGAGGATTTATTTAAACATATTAAGCAGTTTATTAAAGAGTGTCCTAAATGGGTAAACGACATGAGTAAAGATTATAAATATGTCTACAATTTTGTAGATGAGAGAAATTGGAAAAGTTTAAAATGGTTACAATTCTTAGGATTTGAACCGAAGAAAAAAATAGGAGATTTTGGCGTTGGAAAGATGCCATTTATATTAATGATGAAAGAGGTGAATAATTATGTGTAGCCCAGAAGCGGCATTAGCAATAGCAGGACAAGTTGTTTCCTATCAGCAAAAGAAAGCAGACAACAAAGCTATTAGAAGAGACCAAGAAACAACAAGACGAAATGCCGATAAAGGATATTTACACGATTTACAAAAAATTGATAACGAGAAAGTTAATGCTGACCAAGAAAAAGCAGTAGCAGAATTAAGGTCAAAAACAGAAAGAGATGCAGAAGTTGCACAATCATTAAATCTAGGTTTTGGAAATAGCACCAAGATAGTTCAATCTATTGGAGGTTTATTTGATGATGATTGGAATAGCATTAATAGAGATTATTCTAAAGATATGACAACACTGACAGACCAAAAATCAGAAGCATATGCCAACTTATCTAAAACTTATAATAGTTTGGCATCTCCAACAGAACCTTCAAGAGCAGGTTTAATCATTGGTATAGCATCATCAGGTTATGATGGCTACCAAACTTCACAAACTAATAAGAAACCTAAGAAAGGCGGCTAATGGCTATAAAATATAACAGACAATCAACCAACAAATACTATGGTTCAGGAAACGCAGGGTATGTAAGGTCAGGAAGTTCAGCAGATGGTTTAGCTAAAGCATTAGCAAATTCAAGCGGCGTAGTGGGCAGAGCCGACAATAATAGAATTAATAATAAAAAAGATAAAGCTATTGAAAAAATACAAGCAATGGAAGCAGGAGGTAAAAATCTTGAAACTATCCAATCAGAAATTCTTGCAGGTAAACACCCAGATTTAACTGGTAAATATGTTGAAGCAACAACACAGTTTCACAGTGGTAAAGTTAGAGCGGCAGAAATCATTAATGAAATTACAGCAAACATAGATGAATACGACATAACAAAAACTAATTTAAACGATTTTTATAAGAAATTTATTCCTAACTTTGATGGACAAGATACTTCTTTTATGGCAGGATTTGGTTCACAGTTTAATGGTTGGAAAGCTAAACAAACTGAACAAGATGCTTTAAATAGGGCAACACTTTCAAGAGATAAGAAAATTTCAGAAGTTAGAACGGTGTTGTCAAACATACCGAATGAAGACTTAGAAGAAAGATATGTTAAAGAATGGAAGAATTTTGGTACAACACTTCGTACTAGCGACAACTCAAAATTAACTCAATTTTATACTAATGAAGAATTGATGACAGCTTTAAGAGCAGATGTTAATTCTTTAATTGAAACTGCTGATACACCAGAAAAAATAGCTAGAGCAGAAAAGATTATGTCTTTAAATTTAGGCAAAGGCAGAGATGGTACAGAACTAGGTTCATTAAATAGTCGAAAGAATACTAAAACAGATGAATTAAAAGCAAAACTGACTGCAAAGAAAGATGCTATTACTCAAAAAGTAAGAAGAGATGAAGCCTATGACACAGCCAAAGCTACACAATCAGTGTGGGTAGAATCTTTTACACCGAATGAAGATGGTACAGAAAAGTCTCCACTTCAAATACAAGATTTATTAAAACGAATTACAATAGCAAGTAAAGGTGATGTTGGTACAATAAACGCTTTTACATCTTATTACAACACAGACCCAGAAAGCAGAATTATTCAAGATTTTTCAGGAGTGCAAGATTTTATGTTAAGTGTTGCTGAAGGTGGATTTACTAGCCACAATGAAATGATGGTAGAAATGATAGCACAAGGTATTCCTCAAAGTGAGTGGGGAAGAGCAAATCAAAGATGGGATAGATATGAAAAATCTATTGCTGATGGTTCTATAAAACCTATTTATGATAGAGACCATCACTACACTAATACAAAATCCACTATTTTAAAAATAATCAGTGAGAAGTACAAAATAGATAGTGAAGGATTAGGAACTAAAGAAATAGCAAAAGCTGATGTCACAAGATATGTCAATAATGAAATTTTAGACCAAGAAGATAGATGGTTAGCAGAAGGTGTTGAAGTTACTCCTAAAATGAGAAAAGATTTTATACTTGAAGTGCAGGATTATGTAGACAAGACTTGGACAGGTGTGAGTGAAGACGCTACAAATGATGATTATACCAAACCTTCAACTACTTCAATAGAAGTTGAAAGAGAAAAACTTATAGAAGAAGAACAAATACAAGCAGAAAAAATTCTTGAAGAACAAGAACAGTTAAAAGCAGATAACACTGTAATATTTCAAAGAGGAGGTGAGCCTGTTACACTCCAGAAATTTACAAATGAAATAATAGAAAATATTAAAACAGCAGGAAAACAAGATTTCTTACTTGCTCCTAGAATTGAAGGAATTATTTCACAAGAGAAATTTATTAAACAAATAAGAGACCCTAAATTTGAAAAATATATACAAGAAGTATTAGGTTCAGAATTTAACGAAGATATATTTGCGGCAATGAGCCAAGACCAATTCTTTGGTTTAGTAGAAGCTATGACAGAGAATTTAGGATTAATGAAAGGAAGTGACGAAGAAGACGAAGCAAATATAAACACTATCATACAATTAATTTCTAACAGTTATGGACTAAAATAATATGGCTACACTATCAGTCTACAAAAAAAAGAAAAACAAAACCTCCACAGTAACAGATGCAATTTCTGCATCATCAACAATCTCCAAATTAAGAAAAGTAACAAGTGAAGAAGAAGCACTTGAAGAAATAAAAACAGAAGAGTTTTATAATACGCTAAAAAGCTATTACA